ACGAAACAGGCGGGAATATATTTCCAAGTATCTATCGCCAATTGCGAGTGTTACAAGGGCTATCATCATATTTAATAAATAATAGTATTATTTTAGACCAACGGGCATTTCAAACCGACACTTAAATGTTATACACATATAACATTCAAATGGCGTATGAGCAGAAGTTTGAGTTGGTTAGAAATTCACTCATTTCATATTGTAGAGATTGTATTTCAGAAAACTATGAAAGAATGTTTGATATGTGGTTAAGTTGTGAAGCCGATATGGAGTTTGGTCATGGCTATCAGGATATATTTAAAGAGCACTTTGGGGATTATATAACTGATGAAATAAAGGCACAATTATGGTTTGCTGGTAAAAATATAATCTATGCGATTAATTCTTTTATTTCGTTAAAGAATGATGATTATGAACTTAATGAACTTCTTGAGTTTGTAGAAAAATTTGTGTCTGAACAACTTGATGATTTTGATAATGATTATGATACGACTGAATGGTTTAATAGTGATAATGAAAATGTTGAAGAAACTAAAAAAGATAATCCACAATAAAGTGCCGGTTTGAAAATTATATCACCTAATGGTCTTCCACGTCAACTCAATAATCCCATCTGTAGAAGGTTCTACCTTATATAGATGATTTATATTCTTAAATTTTAATCACGCGCTAAAAATATACAAAACACAATACAAATAGCCGCAAAGGACTGGGAGGATTCCCAGAATTTTAATTGCTGTATGCAAGACCACCCATACCAGACATGACGCGGAGAACGTTGTAGTTGGTGGCGAACACATACACGGAGGAGCTGGTGACAGACCCAACGGCGTTGTTGGACACGGTCAGAAGCAGAGTGGTGTTATCAATACGGGACAAGTTGCAGGTCCCGCTGGGCTGGTGCTGCTCAGGCTGCAGGGCAAAGGAGTAGACGTTGATACCAACGGCAGGGATGTTGGTGTGGTGCTGGAAGGGCTGCACCTCGTTAAAGTAGCGTCCCTCACGCACCTGGAACCTGTCGTGACCGTTGAGCTGGAGAAGGGCAGTGACGCAAGGGTTCTTGCCAGCCATGCCCTCCACGCGGGTGACGGAGTAACCAGACTCCAGCACGGAGCGGTCCCACCAGTCAGAGAAGTTAAAGGGCTGCTGACCCTTCCAGGAGTTCACCACGGTGTCATCGCAAGACACGAAGGAATCACGCTGCACAACCCACACAAGCTCCTTGCAAGGGTGGTTGAAGTTCAGCTTGAGCTTGTTGGCGGAGGAGGTGATGGACTCGGCGCCCGTGAACTGGAGGGTCTCAATGAGGTACTCGTGAGACACCTGGGCGAACTTGCGGCGCTCGTCCGTGTCCAGGTAAATGTAGTCCACGTAGAGAGAGGCGGCCTGGAGGTTGGCGGCGGCCACGCGGTCTCGGATGGTGTGGTAGTTGGAGGTGATCTGAGGGGTGACGTCCCAGCAGAGGTTGCGGAGGTCGTTGAACTCCAGGTTGATGCGGACCTCGTGGTACTGGAGAGCAATGAGAGGGAGAGCCAAACCAGGGTTGCGGCAGAACCAGAACTGGAGAGGGATGTAGAGGGTGTAGGCAGGGGCACAGTTGACCTGCTCGTTGGAGGAGTTGGGCTCCCCGCCGGCACAGTCATCGTCGCAAGGCTCGCCACCCTGCACAAGCAAGTTGGTCAGCACGGGCACATTGCCAACCATCTTGGCATAGCCAGCCTGCTTACCGGCCTCCTGGGTGAGCTCATTCCAAATGTGCATCCAGTTGCCGTAGTGCTTGTCGATACGCTGGCCACCAATCTCAATCTCCACGGACTTGACAAGGTTGTGGCCCACCCAGTTGAGCCAGCGGAACTGGGCACCAGAGCCATCGCTGGTCTGGAGGGTGACCTGAGGCAGAGTGGCCTGCAGATACATGCGGTGGATCAAGTCACCATTGCGCTGAATGGTGCAGGTAACGCGCTTGCCAAAGCCAGGGGAGCCGTTGAAGGGGTTCTCAATAGACTCCATGGCAAAGTTGGTGTGACGGCGATACACCACCTTAAAGAAGGTAATCTGGGGATTACCGGTCAAATACACATCCTGAGCGCCATATGCAACAAGCTGCATCAAACCACCACCCGTCATTTGTTTATACCCCTTCACTAGAAATAAATTTCTGAGGGGTGGGAGATTTTTAGCGAAGCCGGGGAGATCCTACTTTTTATCCCAATTCTGGACTCTTATAGGGGTGTGTGCCGGGGACCTTTATTTTTAAAGAGTTATGCGCAAAAAGAATTCATATATTTAGCCTAAACAAGCCCTTTCACTTAAATAAAGAATGGCATCCGATGATGCATTTTTTAAAATTAGACCCACAAAACGTAGCAATCCAGAGGCGAGAACAACCTTAGATTCTTTACATAGTGTTCGTGTAAATACTCTATTAGATCGTAAAAAGTCCGTTGATATATTAAAAAAAGAGATGATCATGTTAGAGGAACAGTGTCGTGAAATAAAAGATGAAGTGAAATATGAGCAATATCAAAAGAAGATTCGTGATATGGAAAATGAGATTAAGAAGAGAAATGATGGAAATGAGTTTTACGACTATTTTTTGAACACAGGTGATATCATATATGAATATTATGAAATGCAAGAAAAGATTCATAAAGGGGAAGAACTCAATATGAAACGTATGGCAAATAAAGCCAAACCTGGGTCTGTTTTAGCAGCCCTAGAATCTGCAGCGGCTACAGATAATATTCAGAAAGTTGTCACTACTCCATCAGGGACTATGCAAGGTCGTGATAAACTTTTGGAGCAGTATTTGTTAAAAGTACATCCTGAACATGTAAGGGGAGTAAGTGAAGTCGATAATGATGCATATGGAGAGTGCGAAGAGTGTAAAGCTGAAATGACGTTCAGTGCAAATGAAGCAATGTTTACATGTATGAAATGTGGATTTCAGGAGTTTGTATTAGTTGATTCAGATAAACCTAGTTATAAAGATCCTCCAAGGGAGGTCAGTTATTACGCATATAAGCGTATTAACCATTTTAATGAATGGCTAGCACAGTTTCAAGCCAAGGAAAGCACCGAGATTCCACAAGAGGTATATGAAGCTATTTGTGCCGAACTCAAAAAGGAACGTATTATGGATTATCGAAATCTATCACGCCAAAAAGTGCGCGAGATTCTAAAAAAGTTGAAATATAATAAATATTATGAGCATGTGCCGCATATTATAAATCGATTGAATGGTCAGAATGCGCCTGTAATGAATCGTGAGATTGAAGAAAAGTTGCGATATATGTTTAAAGAAATTCAACCGGCCTTCCAGAAAAACTGCCCCAAAGATCGCAGCAATTTTCTATCATACTCCTATGTACTCTATAAGTTTTGTGAATTGCTGGAACTTGACGAATATCTGTCATCGTTTCCATTGCTCAAAAATCGTGATAAGCTTTATAACCAAGATAAAATCTGGGAAAAAATATGTGAGGACTTGGCTTGGCAATTTATTCGTAGCGTTTGAGATTGTCGCTATACGTCACGTGTTTTATATCGGCTGAATCTCGTTCTCGTAAAATTTAAGGAATAAAAAAAGCACATGGTATAATATATATGGAAATTTGCCACATAAACCTCTATAAATATTAAAGCTATATGTATTTACTACGTGAAGGCAGCGCCTCAACGGATGATCCGCTGTTTTTACGTCTTCCTACCGCCGCAGCTGATTACAAGGAACGGCAGCTCATTCTGTTTCCAGAGTTATCTGTGGCAAAATGGTTCTATCAATCTGGAATCGCGGAGCGTTCACTCATAAACTGGGTCACAGAAACCTTCATGAAACCTGATAAGGACTTTATAGATATTGGCGCGCATGTTGGGACATATGCGTGGACGTGTGGTAAGAAGGCGCGGCACACCTACGCGTTTGAATGCAGTCCAAAGACATTTTGTTATCTTGCCGCGAATGTAGCTCTACAGGGACTTGAAGAGCGGATATCCGTGTATCCGTTTGCCCTGGGCTCTTCAGAAGGAAAGACAGAATATTACATCCGATCGGAGGATGGTGGTGGGAATGGCATACAGTATCTCTCGGAGGCGGATAATAAGCGGAAGTCGCTGACAGTAGAGGTGAGGACTCTGGACTCCTTCCGCCTCCGAAATGTCGGTTTTATTAAGATCGACGTGGAGGGATTTGAACTGGAAGTTCTGAAGGGAGCAGAGGAGACCTTGGCATGCAATGGATATCCCAATATTCTTTTTGAGTGTTGGGGTGACTGGAAGGAGGCCGAGGGGGTGCCGGCGAAGAAACTGAAGGCTGAACTGTTCTCGTATCTGGAACAGATCGGCTATGCTATTAAACCTATTAAGGGATATGGTGATATGTTTATTGCTGAGCATCCAGTGGTGCAGCTGTCAATCTAGAGCTTGGCGGGCATTAAGCGAGGCTCTTTACAACCGAGCACCAGGGAAGCCCACCAAGTTGGCACCAATACCGAACCCAGCGCCCTGGCGTGCCGTAGCTCCAATACTAGGGCTCACCACATCCAGAATGGCGAAAACAGCCGCAGCCACCACACCCAGGGTGAGAATCTCATCCAAGGGCAGGCTGCGACGAGGAACAAAAATAGCTGCTACTGCCACAAATAAACCCTCAACCAGATACTTAATCATGCGATTCACTATCTCAGAAGTTCCAGATCCTTGCATTCTATATTTCGTCCAGAGATTTTTTGGCGCAACTGCGGATTTCCGTTTAAAGCTAAACTGCATCCCTATTACAGAATGTCGGGTACGGAGCGTGAAGATTTCTTGGAGGAAGATGTTGAGATACCTGGGCAAAAGTTTTGCCTACTCAGTTTCATAAGTCCGGAGAAGGTTCTTGCAGATAAGAACCTCTATCTTTTTCAACAGTTTCTGAAAACCTACGAATTTCAGAGCCGGACAACTAGCTTAGAAAGTTACCTTATGAAAGTAATAACTGGGATTAACGCCAAGTTAAATGCGGAAGCTGATTCACTTCTTGCACATGATTTGAGCGGCGCATCAGAGATATGTAGAAAGTCTACGCTCCGCCTCGATACTTTGATGGATGAGTTTCATACGTTTGTAAAAACAAATCAGCGTGAATTGACTGAATCAAAGCTCAAAGAGATATATGATGATTATATGTATGCGAATAAGTCAAAGCTAGAGGATGAGTTTTATGCTAAGAATGAGTTCCGAACAACTGTGCGCGGTCTCAAAATCCGCGGTGTATATGGATCGCAAGGGGAAGCAGTTACTCGTTCTAAAAAGCTCCAGAGGCAGGATCCCCTGCATAATATCTTTGTGGGAGAGGTAGGAAAATGGCTGCCGTGGGATCCGGAACCTGCCGAAGTATCTGAACAGGAGTATGCGGAGGAGCAGTTGAATACCCTCATGAAGAAGTATAAGGAAAATGAGGAGCAACGTGAACAGTTTCAAAGAGAGCAGCGGACTCGGGTAGGGGCTAAAAAGGCATCAGAACCGGGTGTTAAAACGCTAGATGATTCTGCCGAATCTTTTTCGGACATGTTTGATTCAGCAGGTCACGCGGATCTTGCTATTGCTCGGAAAGCGGCAAAAGATATATCGGGGAACAATGCATAACGCCTTGTAGCACAGCGAATAAGAATAATCAATAAAACGTTTTTAAAAGGCTTTATTGATTTTTGTTATAATAGTCTTATTGTATTATGAAAAATAATTATTTGTAATTGGCGCCATAACCGGGCGACATACATTCTCCTGACAGAACTCACCTTCATTGCAGGTCACTCCCTTGCAATCCCCCCTACGCGAATCAACCCCTGAGCCCATCATGGGAACTGCTTGGAAGCCTTCTGGAAAGGGACGCATAAAGAACCTACGAATCATAGGTAGAAATACGATGACTAAAAAAAGAACACCTAAGAGTCCCAATAAAGAATATCCTTTATGTCCCTTCATTTCTATTATATACTCCCGATTTTAAGGAATAACCGGGAGAGGATTCCTATCATACATCTGGGGGTGGTCCGATGAATAACAAAATCCATTCATACAGCGTGTAGGAAAGGGGCATGGTTCTTTATCTTTACCACACTGTTGAGGATAGCCTGGAACTTCAAATCCTTCCTTTGCCAATAGGGGGTTGATGCGAAGAATACGATCCGCAATCAAAAGTAAAAATGCAAGGGCTGCTATAAGGCAAAGTGAATACAAATCTATATTCATCTACCGTGATGTCCCAAAATAGTCATATGCTTTTAAACACTAGTTCCTTTTCTGAACATTTATAGGTGGCCCCTTCAATCGACGCGCATTCATAGGATCAAAGGCATTATCTTCTTCTTCCTGTTTATCGCGAAAGTAGTTTGCAGAATGTTGCCAAAACTCGGCAGCCCCTATGCGAAAATCAGGATGTAAATCCGCCTTATACCAATAAATACAGTCCTCTAATTTTGCTGACTGACTTGTATTATCTACCACAAGACATTCATAGTTTTGCGTGCATTGGTCCATGATTTGGCAGAAAAACTCAAAACTGGGAAAAGCAGATGCATAGTTATCAAATATACGCTTTCTATTGGTTGCATATGGTTCACGCAAAATGAATACAAAATCTACGTTAGTCCGGAGAGCCGGCTGAATACCCAATGGGTATTGCATTGTAATAATGAAAAACACCTTCAGCCAACGACCGTTCATGAAAAGATAGCGAATGTTCTTGTCATGCGTCCAGCTGTCGTCATACATACAGTCATCGAGAATCATAAAAGAACGTGGGTCTAGGCGAGATTTCCCCCCCCCTTGTTGCTCTCGCTGAATACGTCCCATAATCATCTTTTGCCGTTTTACAAAGTTCGCAAGGATTAATGCAGAATACTCGCCATGAATAAAAAGGGGTGGGATCATTTTTCCATAAAAGGAGTTTGATTCTTCCGTTCCACTTATAACTGTTCCAAGAGGCATTTCCTGGTGATGAAATAAGAGGTCACGCACAAGAGTCGATTTTCCGGTACGACGACGACCGATAAAAATTACCACGGCATCTTGTGGGATTTTGCGCATGTCAAACTTTTTCAATGATACATTTACAGCGGCGGACATATACAACTGTATAGTGTTCCACTTTTTTAAACGTGCGTCATACCGCAATCTAAATGCTCTTGAACCCGGTAAGAATGGACACAAATCTCCGGGGAATGAGTTTGCCACCACCACGTTTCCGGATAGCCCCCTTAGCAAAAGAATTGTGTGAAGTCCGGGGGTTTAGCCAGTTACAGACATTCTTTCCAACACTCACCAAGTTATTCCGCCTGAATAAACATCAAACCGATGGCATCTGGATGGATTCTAAATGGCGTATCACGGGTATTGATATTTCCGGAACATCGGGCCCCTGTTCTTTAAAGCTTGTAAAAAATGATATATCCAATACTACTGATGATGTAAAAGAGCATAACGCATATTTGAAAGTGACACACCTCCTTGACCCTATTCGTTGGATGAAGGGGCGATATACTCTTCCAAACCACAATGGTCTACCATGGCATGCCAAAACATGGGGGTCTGCATGCAAAAAAATACAGGATTCATGGAATCAGGCATATGTAGAGACAGTTGCGTCCTATGCCCTTGGTCGTCTCCGAGATGAAGGTGTATCTCCTCATTTTAATGAGTTTTATGGAGCTTTTTGCGCACGCGCAGATACCTACAGATATAATCTTACAGATGATTTCAGTAACTATCGTAACTCTAAATGGTTTTGGGAGGGACAGGCGAATGGGTTTTTTAAACTGTGCGTTCTAGACCCTGATGATCCAAGCGAACCCATTCCAGAAGAAATATTAAATACTTATTTGCAGCAACCATCTATAATTGATTCAAATGATTCGGATGATTCCGACTATTCAGATGATTCTAGCTCGAATGAATCAAATAGTGTAGAGGAACTTGAATCGGACGATATAGATACAAATGGTATTGAAATATATGAGACGGATATGGATATAAATAATGAGGATACTGCATCTCTACATTCAGATGAAATGACATCGATTAGTTTCGCAGGATCCGAAACTGATACAGATAGTTCAAGCAGTGTCGAGGATACACGTAAAATATATTCTGAAATACACAACTTTCCTGTTATGTTAATTGCAGTGGAGCAAAACAGTGGAACAATGGACTCACTTCTTGATAATATAGAGGAAGTCGGTGCCAAACATGGGACACCTGAATGGGACCTTCGGTGGTCTGCGTGGATATTTCAAGTGGTTGCTGCCCTTACAGTGGCACAAACAATTATTGGATTTACGCATAATGATTTGCATACAAACAATATTGTTTGGATTCCAACGAAAGAAGAGTTTTTATATTATACATTAAAATCTGGGGCTACATTCAAAGTTCCCACATTTGGAAAACTATTTCGTATTATTGATTTCGGTCGTGCCATTTTTACCATTAATAAAGCGCAATTTATAAGTGATGATTTTCGTGTAGGAAATGATGCAGATGGGCAATATTCATTTTATCCTCTCCATGAAAACCCTGATGAAGAAGTTTTACCAAATCCGTCCTTTGATCTATGTCGCTTAGCTGTAAGTTTGTTTGAAGCACTTTATCCCAATAGGCCGGACGAGCTAGAAGGAGGTAATGTTCTTAGTTCAGAAGATGGATTCGTAGTGAACGAGACAGTATCACCTCTATGTAATTGTCTATGGTCGTGGATGATAGATGATTTTGGCGCAAATGTGTTATTGAATCCAGATGGATCCGAACGATTCCCAGATTTTGATTTATATAAACATATCGCTGCTTATGTGCATGTAGCAATACCTTCACAACAATTTACACATCCAACATTTGACCAGTTTCAAATAAACCCGTCAGAAGTCGGAGACGTGCGGAAATGGCAGTTATTCGTCTAAAAGTTAGGAACACCAACCTTAACTTCCATATCTTCTTTCATAGCTTCTGTCGCTGTTGCCCCTTGGGCAAATAACGTGAGAGGAACGAGTCCCATAATAAACTCCACAATGGTTGTAGATGATTCAGGAAGCAGCTGCATAATCATAGTAACCATTATAGCCCCTATAATGAAATCACGACTTAGTGACTTTACTGTCGGCACTTTTTCTTCCATAAAATGTGTACTGGCTGCGCCAAGTGCTGAAATAACAACACCTCCTAAAATCATTCCAGT